ATTGGTGGCGAAGAAGGCATGTCTTTGCGTGACTATTTTGCGGCTAAGGCCATGCAAGGTATGTGTGCTGATTCATCTTTTGACCGAACCGTTGAACAAATCGCGCCACTTGCATACAGCATGGCAGACGCCATGCTAAAGGAGCGCGAGAAATGATTCGCTATCGGTTCTACAAATCTGGCTTTTGGCTCCGAATTGGCAAGCGTGGAATTTCATTTGCTATTGATCGGCCTAAACTTTTTTCTGAGAGATATGGCTACAACAAGGTCTACAGGTTAGGCCGTCTTTCTTTCAAATGGCTTCCGCCATTGTGATAGATTAATGCAAATTAACCATCGGAACTTAAAATGCTTAAATCGCTCACGATCAAGTTTTTGCAGGCGGCTACGAAGAAGTCACGGTTAGAACTCATGGCCGAGGTTGAGGAAATCATTGAGCGCGACGGCGAAAGCTGCGTTCAATATATCGCAGCGGAATTGAACCTTGGCATTCAAGAGACAACAAGCCTCGTCAGGGGCTTGTGTCAAGCTGAGGGAGTATTCAAAGGCGAGAAGCGCATTGTTGGCGACGATAGCCAGAAAGTGCAGTTCTACACCTTTAAGAAGCCGCGCAATGTTCAGGGTGAGTTGCTTCCTGAGCGTGTGCAGCGTGATGAGCTAGTAGCTTATCTATTTGGGCCTGCAAAATGACCTGTCCACTCTGCAAAGGCGATCATAGCCTATCGAAATGCCCTAATTGGAGAATTGGGGCGTTTTTACACTGTCTGCACATTGGCGCGAAGAATGCCATTCCATCCGGCAGTTACAAGCGTATTGTTATCTGATGCTGTGTTGATTCTCAGCGAGAAACTTGTGCGCTCGGTTGCCATGATTGGCGGGTCGCTAAAGTGGTTATACGGCACTGTGTTAGTGCTGCCGATGAGTAACGGCTGAATAGCTGCCCCTGTTGGCGATTTAAAGTAAGTGGAAATCGAGGCGAATTTACCAGTTGCGCCAGTTGGGCTATCTACAGATAGCAGAATCCAAGGAATTGCCAGAGTGAAGCCAGCAGGAACCGTATAAGGCGCTTGGCGCATAGTTCCTACGCCAGCAAGGATAATGCCTCGCACGGTTCCGCCGCCAGCATCGCGCAGGATAATATCCCCTTCGTTCGTTCCAGTTGATCCAGCGGTCAATGCGCGCCCGCCGTTGTTTGCGATTGCCTGAATAGGGATCGGAACAGGCGTCAAGCCGTTTAGCGTGATCGTCTGAGGCGTCGAAACATAGTCGCCGGTCAGCGTGTTAAATGTCACTGTCCTAGCGCCAGTTCCGGCAGCGCTATCGTTTGCACTTGTTGATACAGCCTCAAGGCTGGTTAGGCTAGTCATCCATGGAAACAGTCCTGAAGATCCCCAAGCATCTTCAGGCGTGGTGCTAGTGTCCACATCAGGATTGAATCCGATAGCAAAAGCGCGGGTGTAGTTCGGAGCCAGAAGCCCGAAGCCAACTGCCGTGTACAACTCAGGCGGCGGGAATAGCGCGCCTGTGTATGGATCGCCAGTCATGAAGAAATCGTAATCTCTCCCCGCGATTTTCTTTTGCATATATCCTCCGGTGCATGGTTATTGCAATTTAGGATACATGAATAGTTTGTTAAAGGCTAGTCGCCTTCGGGAAACAGTGGAGCGGCTCGGCATCGGCAGCGCACCGGAAAACCCGGATGCCCATCCGCTGGCGGCTTATCCCAGCTATAAACATTCCCATCGTATTCGCGGTGTAGTTGCCTAACCCGTTCGTCATGGCTACTCGTCCATCGGTATTTTTCAATACCTAGGTCTTTTTGGCGATACATGGTCAATTCTGCATTTGCCTTGGAAATTTGATCGCTCGATATTAGCTCGGCGCGGCGCTTAGTCACTCCCGTTTGCTTCTGAATCTTTTCAGCCAATGAGCGCGGCGACTCCCCCTGCAATACGCCATTACGGATGATCTGCTCTACGCGCTCCATGTGCTGAGTAGGAATCGACTTAATCAGCGCTGTGTTTGACGCTACCCAGTTCGTTTGCGCTTGCGCTAGCCAAGGCTCGGAGCGGTACACGTCCACGCCTACGCCGAAACGAGCGCGAATCAGGCGCGGGTCGGATACATTCCCATATGGCACAGAACCGGGCGGCAATCGTCCGCTAGGCCCAATCTCTAGCCCAGTGCCAGCCTTGACCACTAGCCGAAACTGGCGGTCATTGAACTGGTTGACCTGCGCATAGACTTCCGGTAGACGTGCTATTACCCTTTGCCCTGCCGTGAGCGCAGTTTGCAGAATGTAGAGAATCGCATTCGTCAGATCATCGCTCCAACCATCCATGCGCAGCAATTCAAGCTCTTTCAGGTGCGCCAATCCCTCCTTCGTGAACTCGTCCACGTAGGCGGTTAGCATGCGCTGGTAGTTGCGCTCGGCTGTGTGAGGAAACAACCAAGCGCGGGTCTTAGATGCCATTCGTTACCTCTGGCGCTTCTGGTGGCTCTGGCGGAGTGGAGAACAGCGGGTAATCATCCTTGAGCGTTTCGCGCACTTCCAGCGGATCAAGTACGTTATCAGCAATGCGAATGCTTTCTGCCTCTGCGCGGGCTTTCTCGGCTTGCGCCTTTTTCAGGTCAACATCGGCTTGCTCAGTCTCGCTCAGAACAGACAGAGGGGCCATGCACAGTTTATAGTCCGGTGCTTCGCCTTGTTGCGCAATCATGATGTACTGAATCAGGCGATCTTGCGGCTTGCGCAGAATGTCATTCCACATCGATTCGATACGAGCGTACCAAGCATCCATCGTCCCCTTCTCAGTATTGCTCAAGCCGCCTTGCGAGCGCCCCATGAGGATAGAAACAGGAATGCCCGATACAGCCGCCAGCGCCTCAGCAAAGCGGTCTAGCACGTCCGTATAGCCGGTTAGCGTGGCCGTGGTTACTTCGTAGGCTTCCTTCTCGTCTACAACGATGGTATTCAGGATGCCACGCACCATGTCAACAACGTCAACGCGCTTGCGTACCAGTGCCTCGCCTCCTGGCGCTTGTAGCGTTTGCGCGAGATTCGGAATCTTATGCACAGCCTGTTGCGCACGCTCAAGGATAGCCAGCGTCCATTGGTGGCCCATGCCTAAGCGCTTAAGCTGATCTTGGCAGGCTTGCAGAGCCGATGCGCCCCAGCCGAGATTGGCGTTGCGGTCAAAGTCTGGAATGCGGTCGCCGTCGAACATCCAAAGGCGCGAGTTATGCACTTTGTACGGTTGCGCACCATCGAGCGGCGAAATGAGCCAGATATCCGGCTTGCCGTAGTCCGGGCTGTTCGGATCGGTCACGCGGGTCTGGATAGTCGCTTGCCAGCGGTCATAGACGCGGAGGAATTCAACGCTCTTGATTCCATCGGGATTTAGAGGAACCTCAAGCGTGCCGCCGTCATTCAGGCCAAAGATCATCACAGCGCCGCCGTGCAGCCTAGACCATGCCACAGCATCGTTAAAGTGGCGCATGGCGTCCAGATCATCGAGCCGCGCCATGACGAATTGCTCTAGTTCCTCGTCCTCCAAATCCTCAAGCTCAAGGCCCGAACGAGTCATTTCCTCTGCTGGAACGTCCACAATCTTGCGCGCAAAGCCGTCGCCCAAGTAAAGCAGCGAGCATTCCATCTGTTGCAGCATGGCGGTGCGCCCGATGCGCGTGTAGCTGCTACGGTCCCGATTAGTTCCTGCTCCAGTAAAGACCTCCGCATAGGAGTCCGTTACAGTTACACCTCCGCCTTGCTGCATTCGCTCCAATGTCTTTTTGCCGAGTGCGCCTTTAGTTCGTGCCATGATTAATCCCGATATTCAATAAATCAATTATATATCCTATTTAATTAATCATATCAGTGCTGATAGATCAAAGCTATCACCGGGCGCATAGGCCATTACAACCGCATCGGCTAAGTTGTGCGATGGAATGCCGCGCTCTTTGAGTTTCTTTTTGCCTTCTACCTTGAATCGCCCGTTGATAATTTCTCTGCGTGGCTGTGCCAGTTCCGCCTTAAGCTTATCAACCATCGGCAACCCGCTAGGCAGGCTGATTAGCTTATCCTTGTCGTATGGAAGGCCGTTGCGCGCTTGCCACGTTGCGCGGAACCGATCCGACAGCATACCCCATCCCTGCGCCTTGAGGTTGGCGAACATATCGAAGTTCGTTTTCCCCGGCATGTACTCTGCATCGGGGTCTTGCGGGCCTTCGGATGCCGTCCAGCCGTTGAAGTTGATTTGCTTGATCTTAACGCTCTTTGCATAGGCTTCGCCCTGCAAGCGCCGTAGTTCGCCAGGAACCGATGCGCCAACGCCGATATCGTCAATGTTTAGCGTGTCTACCTGAGCGCGATAGGCATGCTCATAGCACGTCGCAGCGGCGCGGTTAGGGTCTTCATCATGCCATTCCTCAAGCGATTGCAGGATGCAGCCATGACGCCATGCAAAGGCGTTAGGATCGTTTGCTTTGGGCGTTGCAATATCACCCTCAACGCCTCCAGATACGTCAAAGCCGCCAATCTTGCCGCCGCCCATAGGGAAATCAGCAATGTGAATGTGAGCATCCATCGCCGCTTCGATCCAGATAGGCTTGATGATCGACAGAGCGGAATTGCTCACCGGCTCGCCCAAATAGACGTGACGATACATTTCAAAGTCGGTCGCCTTCATCAACTCCATATCGTCGCGCAGTTCCTTGGGGAAGCGCGGATTCTCGGTGTAGTTGATCTTTTTGACGATGCAGTAGCGCTTGCCGTCGATATAGTCAGGGTATTTGCGCTCAGTGACGAAGCGCTTGTATGTCTCTTCTAGAGGGTTCTCTGGGTTGAATGAAACC